ATCTGGGGCGATTGTGTTGGTAGCGCGTCTTTCATTCATAGACGCAGTGCTGCCTTTCTTTGTTTTGCCCGCATCAACTGAGCGGCGGGCGTGGGTTAATTTTTTTTCTGATATATTTGCGGATGATCAAACGAACCGCGTCCGTCTCGTTCAAGCTCACCGCTCATGGCAAGCTCTCTTAAGGCGTGGGTAATTTCAGAAATATCTATGTTGATGCCGCGAGATTGAAGGGCAAAGTATACGTCTCGCGCTATGCGGGCTCGGCCATCCCTCATGATCAAGGCGACTGTGTTCCGATACGCGCTAGCCATCTACCACCTCTCCGGCCAGTGCTGCGTAGCCACAAATATCAATGAAGCCTTCATTGTCTGGCTGTCCTGTTGAGGCCATTCTGGCAATTTGTAGATCAGCCAGCATCAATCCAACTTGCCACGTATCAATTTGAACCCCCAATATTTGCGACCATCGGTCTGCGATATTGGAGAAGTTTCGCTGCGGCGGCCCCCATTTTTTTGCGCTGTGATTTGTGATCTTGTTGCTTGCGCATTCAAGCAAGTGAGTTCTCTGCATGTTTACTCCTGTTTTTTCTGCGGGTCTTTCCCCGCCTGTCAGCCCTGCGCTGGACGTGCGATCTAAGCCTTCCCTTAGAAAGGAACCTTGTCGTTTATTAGGGTATCAACCACATCGGCTGCCCTTTCTTGACCGTCAGAAGTCCTTTGGTCTGAAGCGTTGAATGTCATGTAAGCCTTGTCGCCTTTCATCTTGCGCCAAGCTGCGAGCCTGCGCGTTTCAAGGAACGGACCAGTGTAATCCGGTGCGTTTTCATTGCCCTTCTTGTCGTTCTCAAAGAGGACACCGACCTTCTGATAAACCTCGATGACCTTCATGCCGTTGCGGGTTTGATCTTTAACCAAGACCACCTTGAGGTCTTCGCCTCGATTGTTGACCTTGCCTTGAAGGATCAAGGATTGGGTTGGGAAAGGTCCGAAGGCCGCTCCTCGATCTGTGTTGTCGTATTCTTCTGCCATGCTTTTGGCTCCTTTGTTGAAAGAAAAATCTAGTTCGCGAACTAACCCCTTTGTCACCAACCGTCGGTGGGATTGTTGGGTGCGGGCTTGTTGCCTTGATTGTATTTATTACCATCCATCTTCCCGAGGAAGACATCGGCATCGCAGCCAATGTGGGATAGGCCTTTGGTCAGGCCATCAGTGATAGCCATCTTTGGTGCATCCTCGGCCATACGACCCTTCGCTGCATCAAAGAACTTACGGCAGCCAGTGAAAGCACCGAATGAATTTTGAATGTCAGTGTGCCACACTATGACATGAGCAAGAACTGCTGTGTCTCCGTTGGAAACCTGAACGAACTCAGTCGTGCTGTGCCATCCCCAGCCCACACCAATCGGCCCAAACTGTTGGGTCATCTTCATGACCTGATACTGCGGGTCGATTGCTGTGAAGCTGCGAGCGCCGAAGCTAATCTTCTTCAGATACTTTGGGTCTGACTTGGTCAGGCTGTCCCATATGTCCATATTGCTCATGATGTTCTCCTTATTTCCGAGCAGTGATGCGTAGCGCTCCGCGCTTGTCGCGTTTGATTGTCAGCAAGTCGCAGTAAACCTCTCGCTCATTCTTGCCGACCATTGCCTTCAGGTTTTTCTTGGCCCCGTCGAAGAGCTTGGCTGCGTCTTCGTGTTCAAGATATTCATGGGCCGAATTGATGAATTCATTGTCACGGCTGGCATCCCTGCGGACCATGTCGTCCACCTTGATTCCGTCCATGGAGATCGAGGGGGTCTCAACACCAACAGGCTCCTGATCCCGAACAACGTAACCCCAGAAGTCTGACACCACTGCCCACATAGAATCGAAATATTCTTTATCGTAACTGACATAGGCTGATTCCCATTTGTTGTTTCCAAAAATGACAGACATATAAATGCCTTCTGCACCAGCGAGCCGAGCATAGGTTTGAATTTGAGGCATGTAGTATTCGATTACATGATCCATGTTGTTCATAGAGTTGGTGTGCTTTGCCTCAATGATTGCCCCATTCCAGATGCCATCAACCGTACCCTTGACAGGGACGCCGCCAATAAAAGCTTCGGATGAATGTTGGTGATGAGTGATCTTCGCATCATGCTCATGCTCGAACCATGAGAGATTGAAGGGCTCAGTGTGGACCCCCATCTGCACGGCCAGATTGCGACTCAGATCATCTGATTCAATCCGACCTGTTTTGATTTGCCATAGCTTGAGCCAGTTGCCTTGCATGATGTTGACGCAATCTGACCCTCCGATAAATCCGGTACGTTCCATTTTGTTCTCCTTGCTCTGATAGATTACTGCTTATGTGCAGCTTCTGCAATCCATTTGTCATATCCGCTGAAGTCTTCTTCAGTCAGGTGGTACTCCTCGATCAGTTTCTTGCGATGCGGGTCGCGCAAATACATGTCTCCGACAGGCTCTCGCTGACGGATGCGGTTGGCATTTACTTGGTATGGGTCCAGAGAGGTGGCAGTTGACGCTGTGTGGCCTTGTGAGCGGCTGCGACAGGCTTCTCTGGTGGCTTCGATAAACTCCCGTGTTGATGGCAGCGTTCGAGTCTTCGCAGATTGGGCAGCCTCCTTCGTTACGGAGGCGAGTAGCCTGCCCATCTGCTCCTTGTCTGTGTTGTTGGGAATGATGCTGTTGATTGCCTCGATCACATCCATGGCTACGATCTTTGGGTTGAGATCGCGAGGCATGTTGAACCGACACACGATGTCTTGACCGAACCAATCTTTGAGATGGGATATGCGCTGATCATAATTCATTGAGCCAGCCAATCGTCTTCTTGGTCTCGGTCTTCTCAGACTCAAGGTCATCATCCCATCGCTCGCCATTGAGCCACGTTGATGGGTGCGGGATGTATTGCTTCTCGGTTCCCATCTCTTCGCAGTGCGCAGCGTATGCCGTGGCACCCTTGAGAATCTCATTGGCTGAAGAAAACTTGAGAGCTTTCTTGAACGCCGTGCGAGCAGCGCCCTTCCCGATACGGCGAGGATACGCTGACCAAAAGGTTTGGAACGCGGGGGTATTGTTTGGATGGGAAATTGTTTCCGCCGAAGTAGTATTAGCTTTACTACTCTTAACCATAGATAGCTGTGTAATATTACTATCTACTTCGGAGGAAGATTTTTCCTCATGGTTCATGTCGCTCTCCTTCATTGATGTGATGACGTAAAGGTTAGACGTGTTCGATCGGGCTGAGGTCGTGATGTATCCATGATCGGCCAACCATTTGATGGCTGACCGCACAGTTCTATCTGTCAAGCCCGTGTCAGATGCTAGCTTTTGCTGAGAAGGAAAGCATTCCCCTTCAGCATTGGAGTACGTAGCCAATGCTAGGAGGACTATTTTCGCACCTGTGTTTTTTACTGGTGTAAGTGCAATGTCTATTATAAGATCATACTGCATCAAGGTTTACCTCCCTTGCCTCATCATACGCTTTATGTTCTCCGTGTGATTTATGCTCAGAACTGGGACGCTCTTCCGCCAACTAAGAGCGTCCCTTTTTTTATCAAAGATTCAGGTATCGGGCCACAAACTTTTGTCTGCTGGCAGCCTGTAATGACCAACTCTTTTATCTCTTTCTACCTCAAGGCGCTCAGAAATTATCGGCCAGCCTTCCTGTTTCAGGTCATAGATTCGACCAGCTAACCGAAAGCAGCTAAACATTCGCAGCGCTTCAAGAGGTGTGATCGCTGCGCCTGTCTTCAGGTATGCAAGTATCTGTTTGTTCTGGTTCATGCTTGTTCTCCATGAGTTGTTCAAACACTTCGCCCTTTATAATCACAATCGTTTGCGGGTCGCCGTGTCTGCGTTTGTAGATTGCTAGGTCTCTCCCTTCGAGGACAGTGAACGGGCTGGGAAATCCAGACTTGTCTCTGTATTTTATCTCACCTACCAGTTCGTGTCCCATGAGTTCGACTTTGATGTCGCCCCTATACTCTCCTCCCAACGCGCCTGAGAGGGGCTGGCGCTTTGCTTTGATGCCGATCTTCGTAAGCCAATCGACGATTTTTCTTTCGTGATAGTATCCCTTCGACTTATTCTTGTTTGCCATATGTCTCTCTCGTAGCAGTTGAGGCAAACATACCAATGCTTTTGGTTGGTTCGCTCATGTCCATTCTTGAGGATGGCAACAAAGTATGTGGTCTTGACCTTGCAAGAATCACAGATCGCCATCCCTTTTTTTAACTTCGATTTCGTACCCAAGAGAATCCAACCAACACATCAACATGAATCCAGAAGGGACACGCTTGTGCGTTTCCCATTTGTGTATCAACGATACGGCGCAACCGATTCTATGTGCCAGTTCTTCTTGGCTTAAACTCTGCTCTGATCTTGCGTCGGTCAGTTCGTGTACCAGAATTTTGTAGTTCTTCGGTATGCTTACGGGCTCTTTGAAGTGCGTGAAGCTTTTCAAGTTCCTTCATTGCCTTCCGTGCTGTCGTATGCCTGAGTTCTGTTTTCCCATTGATGGTTCGATAGAACGTAGAGGTCGGCACACCTGCTGCTTTGAATGCATTAAGCAGAGCTATGCCGTACTCTTTTGATTTGTCTTCGAGTAGTTCGAGATATGATTTCATACTGCATAAATGCAGCAATCATACCTTGCGGTCAAGTTTTAGAATAGAATGGTTGTTTGAACAAACTCATCATCGTTATAGCTGCTGGTGCCGCCGTCTCTGAACAACCCAACCTCGAAGCCTTCTTCCAACATCTTGTCGATGTCGTACAGTCCTGACCAATCTTCTTTAAGTTGCCGCTTTAAGCCTTTCAGCGCTGCGGCTTTGCTAAGTTTAGACCTGCTCCAGCACGCTCCTGCACCTAAGTTACACCTCGCGACCCATGCGTCTTTCCATTGTTTATATTCAGCACTCATTTTGTTTCGTCCCTTGTTTCATATGCATCCCGGACGATCTCTAAGATGACCTCCGATATTGTTTCGCAGCCGTATTTGTCAGCCTCTCTGACCAGCCAGAGTGCTTGATCGTCACTCAGTTGACTTACAAGTTGCTTGATGCTGCCCCGTTTCAAATAGAATGTGCTGTTGTGAATCAGGGGTGACTTTGGTTTGCGAGGTGGTAGCACGCCCTCGTCTCTCGCCTTCTTGATGGTGGCGCTTACCAGTTGATATGAGAGGTTGAGTTCTTCAGCGATATTCTTGGCGGCATACCCTTCTCTTGTCATCTGAAGGATGTGTTGCGATCTCAACGAATGTAGATATGGCGCACCCATGTTTACTCCTCTTCTTTATCTAAAGTTCCAACTCCACCACAAACTTCGCAGGTGATTATGCTTGAGTCATAACTGCCGACTGGGTTTGTGAAACTCATTGGCGCTGGCTGGTCCTCTTCGAACCAGCCTTTGCCTTCGCACTCATGACAATCAGAATATGATTTCGTCATCGATCTCAACCCGCTCAAGGTTGTTGTCTTCCCACGCCTTCGTTGCTCGAACAATGAATTTGTTCTTATTAAACATGGGGTTAGTTGCTGCAAGTGCGCCTGCAATATCGTGCAGGTGAGAGGGCCACGAAACGTGTGGCCCAATTTGGTCAGCGATAAATTCAAAATGCTGACGTGTCATGCGAGGTGTTGTTTCTGGCATTAGGCTGCCTCCAATTGATTGAAGCGATCGTGTGTCATTGCCTTGGCAATTGAGTCTTCACGATTGCGGCGAGCGACTTGCGGATTGCGCAGGTCATCGGTGTGTGTGGCCCAGTAGGTCATGGCATTGTACAGAGCCCACTTGTTTGGACCGAGCTGGTTGCTCTCTGTGGACCAGATGCTGAGAAGGTTTTCGAGTTGCTTCTCGTTTGATTTGTGAACGAGTTGCTGTCGCGATGGTGACTTGGCAATGGTGTGCTTGAAGAACAGCTCGGCCATCTCGTCAGAGACTTTGATCTGCATCCAGTTCGCCCACTGCTC